CAAGTTTGTTGTAAGTAACACCGACAGTAGCCATCTCGTTAGCTTTAAATGCTCCACGTTGACTTGCTACGTCAATGATTGCTCTAAGTGCACTTAGATCCTGTACAGTAAGTTCTGCTGGTGCAGCTTGTGCTTCAGTTTCTGGTGCAGTAGTTTGTTCGCTCATATGTTATCTCCTTTAGTTACAGTATATATGCGATGACAGTTATTTGTATTTTAAATGTGGACAAGCTAACATAAAGTAACTTGCTTCTTTTGGATCTTCAAATCCAACTTTTAGTACATTAGCAACACTGTCGTGGTCTAAACCAATACCTCTGCCAATGTAAAATCTTCCTTTAAGATGATCCTTAATCCATGCAGTTATGCTTGCTTCCATGTTGTAAACAATAGGTGTTTGCACCAATTCAAAGTGCGGAGGTAAACAACTCACTTGTCTTAGTTTAAACAACTCTAGTGGACTAGGAGTCTTATTTTTTATCACTTAGATTCCTCGTAGTGTGCAGTGACACCGAACGGAGCTTGTAAGTTCTTGTCATGGTGACTGTGGATAATAAACACTGTATCACAGTAGTCCTCATCACCCCAGCTGTTCCAAGCGTATCCGTCAGTAAACATAATAAATTTCTTAGGCTGAATATCATGTTCTTTCATGTATTCCCAGTTGCACATAAAGTCAGTGCCACCGCCGCCGTATATTTCGTAGTCTAGCAAGTCTTCTCCGCCATCGGCAGTAAAGTCTTGTTCATTGTATACAGCAGTATCAAAGCACCACAATTTAATGTTGTAGTCTTTGTATTCGTCCATGATGCCTTTAATTTCGCCTAGGAAATCTTTTGCTTGTTCATTGCCGATCGAACCTGACATGTCAAGAGCAACTGCAACATCAATTGTTTGATCGTAATTCATACCAGGAAGAATTGCGCCAGTGTGCCAGCCTTTACGTGAAGGGCGAGCAAACGTATAATCATTGCGAACAGTTGACTGAATCTGCTGACGTAGAATTTCTCGCCAGTTCATCTTAGGTTCTGTAAGCTCTTTAATCATACGCTGGATTTCGCCAGGAACATTGCCAGCACCTGCGCTCTGCGAAGCACTAATCATTGCTTCTTTAATCTCATCGCGGATCTGACGCATTTCTTCTTTAGAGTACTTAGGACGTTTCTTTTTGTTGTCGCCTTCTTCGTCACTGTCGTCACCGTCGTCGTCGCCATCCCACTCAAAGTGATCGTCGAGCATTTCACCAAGTTCTTCTAAAAACTCTTCACCTTTTTTCTGAGCTTCGTCAAACAACTTGTCGTATATTTCTTCTGAAGTGTCTCCGTCATATTGAAAGTCTTGATAGCAATCGACAATCTTAGGCTTTTCGCCAATGCGGTCACGTACAAGTAAGTTGTTTACTTTGTAGTCAGCGGCAATGTTATACAGCATAGGATTGCGGTCTTCGCGGCGTGTAAGGTGATCGTATACACAGTGCAAGATTTCGTGTGCAATAACAAACTCAATTTCTTTGTTAGACATTGCATTAAAAAACTGAGTATTAAAGTAAAGATTACGTCCGTCAGTTGCCGCAGTCTGACACCAGTCATCGGCAGCCTGGATGCGTAATCGAGTGGCAAGATTGCCAAAGAAAGGATGACGAAGCAACAGGCCTACACGAGCAGTAATTACACGATCAAGAACTTCAACACGCATAGATTCGAGTTGTTCTTTTGTAATATCTGGATCAGGCTGCCATTGTTTTAGCTTAGTTTGTGTATCTTTAGTTGCCATAATATGCCTCGTGCTTGTTAATTTCTATACTACAATTATAACAGAAAAAAAGAAAAAGTCAAGTAAAAAGATTGGGCGAGTATTATACTCACCCATAGTGATTAGGCACTCTGTGCAGCTTTGATGTATTTTCCGTAACGATCGTGGAACTCGTCGAAACACTCAACAGCGTCTGGATCAATTGGCAATGAGTACTGAGTAAGTGCAAGTTTAATGCCCATTACAACAAGCTCAGTTTCGAAATTATCCATTGCAAAGCGCAAAAAGTTGTTTACTTTACTATCAAACTTTTTATCACCCGAATCAACTGACTCTTTAAGCTCGTAGCACAATGACACTGTTAATGAGTACATTGCACTGATCTCTGAGGTAGTAAGTTCTTTTACTTTGCCTTCAAGGATGTCTGTTGGATTAGGCATCTCGCCTGCTACCTTGCGGTGTGCCATAAACTTAACTGCAAGGCCTTCGCCTACAGAACCTGCTACTAGATCAACTGTAGTTTCTTCGTCTAGCTTGTCTTCTAGCAGTTCTGATACAAAAGACCACGAACGAGGTGTTGCAAAAGAACGACTTGGCGACTTAGGATCAAATGTGTACAAGTCTTGTTTAGCAAACTGTAGGTAACCTACAACATCTTTGTGCACTTTGTTGTCTACAGCCCACTGGAACCAGTCATCAAAGCTTGGAGCAATTTCCAAGTGTACAAAGCGGTTAGCCAACGGAGCAGGCATACGATATGTAACACCTTTGTCTGCTTCACGGTTACCTGCCGCAACAATCATCACATTGTCTGGAAGTGTGTACTGTCCTACTTTGCGGTTAAGAATTAGCTGATATGCCGCAGCCTGTACAGCAGGCGCTGCACTGTTCATTTCGTCAAGGAACAAAATAATGTTCTTATACTGTGATGCAAGTGCCTCGTCTGGAAGCTCTGCAGGCGCTCCCCAAACCATGCGACCGATATTAGCATCAAAGTAAGGAATACCTTTAATGTCTGTAGGTTCCCAAAGACTCAAACGAACGTCAATGACGTGTGCCTCTAGTTGTTCACCAATCTGATGAACAATGTCTGATTTACCAATGCCTGGAGGTCCCCAAAGGAAGATAGGACGCTTGCGAAGCATTGCGTGTTTAATACCGTTTTTAGCTTTGTTTGGTGTTACAGTGCGAGTGTTGTCAGACATAGTATTTCCTCTTAATTTATGTCAGTGCCTAATTTCTTACTATGCATATAGTATAGCACCTTTAGAGTAAATGTCAACTATTTTTTAGGATTTAATCATTTTCTTTGTGGCGATTCATAGCTTTTATGAGTCCATACTTGCGTAAATCGCCACTGAAAAGAGTTAGCTCTACTGCCTTCTTTTCGTTCGTTACAGTAATGCCTTTGTTGGTTAGATAGTAAGGACAGTCAATGAATTGATCTAAAAAGATAATAACTTGGGTAGTTAACGGCATATCTGGCGGATAAGGGATATCGTATGTAGCAATGTCCAGGTTCATTATAAGCTCAAAGCCTGTGTCAGTTAGTCGCAATCCGCCTGTACCTTTGTTTCTAGTGTTTTGCCACCATAGAGGCATATATTGTTTAACAGTAGCTTCGTCAGTTGACTTCCCTAACTGTTTTAAGAAAATTTTAGTATATGCCTCTTTCCAGTTCATTCGGACACTTCTTCTCCAGCAGTAAGTTTGAACACTTTAAAGTCTTCTGTCTGAAACAATTCGTTTAACTTTTTAGCTAAGTTAAGTGCATGACCTGGATTTGAAAAACTTGTTTTCTTATACTTAGGTCCGGGATAGTTAGTGAGTATGTTAGATGACTTTAAGTTAAAAGGCTTGCCATTATAAAAGACAGCCCAGATAGCTTCAGCATCTAACACTTGCTCACTTTTGTAATTTTTCTTGTTTATGTGCTCTAGTAACACATTAGGCTTTGGCCTGCTCATATGCGTAATTCCTTCATTAACTACGCATATATTTATCACTTCCAGTTGTCGCCACCACCGTCAAGTTGAACTTCTATGATCTCTTCTGAGCTGTTACTAGCAGATGAAAGTAGTTTTTCTAAATCGCCTTCTAGCCTAGACATAACAATGCCTAGTGTATAAGCAAGATTCTTTGCTTGGTCTAGCGTAAGTTTAACTTCTTTTGCTCTACTAGCATCGGCACTTTTTACTTGCTGTATAAACTGCTGTAGCGGAATAGTGTTTAATGGTTCATTTTGCATTTGCTTTACTTAGCTCCTGACGCATTTCGATTTCTGTCTTAAACGGACCTTTATACTCATATCGTTCTATAGTAATTAGTTTAGGACAAAAACTTTTAACCCAGCCTTTGTCAAAACGAATGATATAGTAACCTGCACAATAAATGCTTTTAGACTTGTCGCTCTTAGTAAACAGAGGCAATCTTTGCTTTACATCGTACATAGGCTTATATGGTATTGTGTTAGTTGGAAATCCGTGCACTTCGCTAGACGGAGTTTCTTCGACTACTGCTTTTGAAATTTTTGCAACAAGATTTAGGCCCAACGTTCTTTCTAGTTGTTTTTTGTTATCAAAATATTTTATATTATTATTGCTACTCAGCATAAATTTGTCATCTGAGATAGAAATTGTGCCTACTCGAACACCATCATCTTCAACAATCCAAAATTTATTTTCTAGTACTGGTTTTGCATTAATCATTTATATACCTCGCTTGCAACGGTTCAGCATACTGGGCTGCCTGATCAGCAATACGCTGTAGGTCCCATTTTGCACAAAATTTCATTAGACGCATGCCTACTTGACTAATGTTTTTGCTTTCTACGTTTCTTATTGTTTCGTTAATTATTTCTCTTATTTCTTCAGGTTGCGCAGTTAAGTCACACAATGTTACGTTGCGATTGTAGTCATCTAGAACCCGATGCTCTTCACCATTATGATCAACCCAACGCTGTAGCATAAGATTATTCCAGTTATATCCTTTAGTTGTTTTGTCTTCAAACGCCTCTAACAATCCAACCTTGTTCTTAGTTCCCTTTTTACGGACGCCGGGATACGCACTAAACACATTATCACTAGTATCGCCACGCATACACTTTTCGAACAGTAACCATTGCGGATCAGGAGCACCCTTAGGTTCTTTAGTTTTCTTATCTACAACTGGCCTACCTTTATCGTCAAAGTAACCTTCGTGTGTAATAGTAGTATTACTAACACCGTTATACTGTTTTACATTAGGTGCAATAAGTTGTGCAAAGTCACCATCTGTACTAATAATAACATGATTGTCATTAGGATGATTTTGCACCCAGCCTGCAATTAAATCATCTGCTTCTAACTGTGGATGACGAATAACTGTACAGTTAGTTTTCTCTGTAACGAAGTCTTTAAACTCATCGAAGATTTCCCAAAAGACTTTGTCTTCTTCCATCTCACGAGGACTCATTGCATCGCGAGTTTCTTTTCTGTTACGCTTGTAAGGTTCGTAGAAATCTTTACGCCAGCTACGACCTTCTAAGCAAAAGACAATATGACTCCCGTTAAAGTCTTGCCACGCCTTCTTAATGCTGTTAAGTGTAACATGCATTGCCATGCCTACTTTAGTGTCAATATCGCCTCGAACTGCATGTCGCGCTCTAAAGAAAGTATTTGCTGTGTCAACTAGTATGTATGTGCTCATGTATATTGTGCCTTTGTTTATATTGATGACTTAGTATAACACTGGAAGTTCAGCATGTCAATCACGATACTGAACTTCTTCCTTTATCAATAGGTACTACATTAATATAGCCTGCTCCACGATTTGTATCCATGCCTTCATCTGCTAACATGTTATATACAATATCGCGGAACCAACGATCTACAATTTCTTCTTGTGGATCTGCTTCTTCGCCATATCCTTCTCGAATTAACTGTTCAATGAACAAATCATTCCAATCCAGTTCAAAGAACCCGTTTCGAACGTTTTCTTCGTTAACTTTTACATCTAGTACATTAACCCAAGGCTCGCCACGTTTAGTAGCGTATGCTTTAGGATCTTTCTTTTTAAGCAGTTCAAGTTCTTCTGCTTCAATACGTGCCTTTTCTGCTTCTGCTGCTGCACGTTCTTCGGCAAGTCGCTGACGTTCTGCTTCAACTCCAGTGTGTTTTTCAATTAGTCGTTTAAACCATCCGCTCATTACATGTGTCTCCTTATTCTTGTTAGGAAGTCTTCTTCCTCAGGTGCCCCAGGCGTTGCCGAAGAGGCTGATGTGTAGTCTTGGCGAGAAGCGCCATCCTTTCTCGAGACAAATTTCTGCAACTTCTTGTACATTGAGATCGTATTCTTCCGAACGCCCGCCCAAAGGCATGAGGTAAACTGGACAATCCACTCCAGCTTGGCGATATTCTTCAAAAGCTCTACCAGCTTCTTCGATGTCGATACGATCAGCAACCACAAACTTAAAATACATGTCACTGTTAGGAACATCGTAGTATGACCTAGCAATTTCAGGGCGGATAGCATCATTCCAAGACTCTCCGCTAACTGAAAGCTTCGGAGAGCAAGAGAACGTGAATCGAATTCTTTCTTGAGATCTAAAGTATTCCAATAAATCCCCACGTAGCTTTTGTGTTGTATTCGTTTCAATAGTGACATTTTTTAAGTCCCCCATTTTAGGATGTTCGAACAGCTCTACATAGAACTTTTGCCAGCCGAGCAATGGCTCACCGCCTGTTAAGATCAAATGGACGTCTTGTCCGTTATCGCAAGTCCATTTGCCTTCTGGTGTTAGACTCAGCAAGTGTTCTACTACTTCGTCTACAGTACGATCCATCATAAGCGATTTGAACTCAGGATAGATGCTTGCGTATGTATCACAGCCGGTATGAATAACAGGCAAATCTTCAAACTTATCTGTTTTAGCAATAATATCATCGTCTAGCAGAGCTTTAACTTCTGCATTATGTCTGATTTTGTTTTTAGCTTTCTCTGCACGACTAGGCTCGTCTCTTCCTAAACCAAAGTTCATACAACGTAAGTTACAACCGAAGGTGCGTAGGAATACACTAGGTACTCCTACGAACTTGCCTTCGCCTTGTACAGAGTAAAATGCTTCACTGTACCTTAGTTTCATAGCGGAAGACTCTCTGTATAAATTTCCATACCTAAACTGATCATACCCATTGCAAAGGCCGCAACGATAAAGACTTTAGCCATAATCACTGCAACATAATCTCCTAAATTATTCATCGCGGTGCAAACTCCTGTTGTAGTTTAATGTTGTCAAAGAACTCTTTCTTAGTGCCTGGGTCAGTTTTAAATGAACCTTCTAGTACAGTTGTTTGTGTCAATGAACTATGTGCCATAATGCCACGGTTCTCACAACAGCCGTGTGTTGCCTGAATGTAAACGCCTACGTTGTGCGCACCAGTTGCAGCTTTAATCTCACGTGTAATGTCGTTAGCAAGTTCTTCTTGCAGTGTACCACGTCGAGCGCACCATTGTGCAATACGTGTGTACTTAGATAAGCCAATTAGTTTAGGACCAGCAATAATACCAATGTATGCTACACCTGTTACTGGCTGGTGATGATGCGAACACATTGATTTAAGTTCTGAACGCACTACTAGCATACCTTCGTAACGATCATCCGAATCATTTGGAAATGCTGTTGCACTTGGAATAGGATCATAACGTCCTGCCATAATCTCATTAAAGTACATTTTAGCAAGTCGTCGTGCAGTGCCGTATGAGTTAGGATCGTTATGTCGATCAATAATCAACGCATCTAGTACGCCTTCGAATGCTTCAGTAGCTTCGTTAATAAGTGCATCTTTTTCACTAGGCAGGATGTACTGCGAAATGTTATCGCCGGCCCAGTAACGAGCATTGTCTGACTTGATGCGTTTAGTAATTTCTTCGTATTTCTTCATTTAGTTCTCCGAGTTAAAGACGTGGATGTCTTATATGTTATTAGTATACAAGGGTATTTAGGTTTTGTCAAGCATTAATTAATATTTTTGCTTGTTGGGGATGACGCCTCGAATGCCGCCTTTTGGATCTTCTGTATCGCCGTCGCGTCTAAAGATAAGATGAACATGGGGATACATGCAAGTCTGTCCTGCACTCTCTCCCATGTTAATGCCTACGTTGTAGCCTGTAACGTTGTTAGACGTTGCTGCTACGTTTTCTTCTCCCATAGCAAGGGCAAACTTAAAGCACTTCATTACTTCTTGCTGTGTGTTAGTTTTGGGCACTACAAGGGTGTGCCCTTCTGTAACAGGGTACTTGTCTAAAAACACAACAAAGTCTCTAGTATCAAGCTGAACATCTGTCCACGGTGCTCGTCCGTCCTTTTGTGCCTGTTCTAGTGTATCAAAGCTCACTTACAGTCTCCCAAGGGTAGCAAAGCCAGACATCTTCTTCTGCTTTGTTAACTTCGTGTACACTGTAGCGCACACCGTCAAATTCGCTAGAAAGATTCTCTGTAATAACAGCAAAGCGAACGTTGTCTTTCCATACACTATCCCAAGCATGTGTCTCGTTAGGCAAACAACCTGACTGCCAATCTTGTTTGATCCAGTTAAACGTAGCACCTGTGTCGTTAATGTCATCTACAATTAGAATCTTTTTACGCTTGTGTAGATCCCATCGACACTTTAGCTGTTCTTGTTCTTCGGCAGGAACATAACCAAATGCATCTTCTGCCATCCACAAGTTGCTTTCTGGGCCTTGATCGTCATCGCGCAAACTAACCTTTAGTGCTTCACCGCGAATGCCTAGCATGTTGCAAAGGATAGTAGCAGGAACGTTGCCACCTTTGGTAATGCCTACAATGTAGTCAGGACGCCAGTTGTCTTTGTACATCTGTAGAGCGATGTTTACACAGGCTTTCTCTACATCCTGCCAACTATAATAATGTTTCTTAATCATTTTAGAAACTCCAATCAATTACCTTAAAAGTTATCGCCTTCGCTAAATTGTCCAAGATCGATATTCTGTTCGTCTGGCAGAATCATATCGTCGTCGTCATCTACTTGAGCTGCTTTTAGTTCTGCAATATCACGAGGAAGAATTACAACCGGTTTATTGCTAGCATACATGTCGTACTCTAAACGAAAGATCTTTTCCAAACTACCCGGACCTTCCCATACTTCATTTAGTGCTTCATTAATCTTTTCAAGTTTAATCTTGCGTACACGAAACACTCCGAAATGACGTTGCAAGAATCCATGGAACACTTCAGGTATTAGAGCGTGATCGCTAAATGCGAATGTACCTTTAAATCCTGCAGGATGATTAGGGTTTTCGACAAATTCAGGCTTGTTGTAAAATGCGATTTTGTCTTCAAGGGCACAAGTAATAGGGTTCATATTTTTCCTCGTTATGTAAAGTTTATTTTAGTGCTTCAAAGGTTTTGTATTTTTCAAGTTGTTCAGCATAAGCATCCCTTATTTCTTTAAGTTTAGGATACTTTGCTTCCATGTCTACATCACGTTTTAATAATAACAGAGCATCACGCATTTCGTCAAGTTCTTTCATAACGTCTCTGCCATTTACTTCTAATGTGCCATCTACTCGTAATGCATGATTATTAGTAGTATGATCTGTAATAGTGATATCTTGAAATGAGTAGTTGCTAGAACTTATGCTAGATGGACTATTAAAGATAGGAGTGTATTGGTTGTTAGAATGGGAGGTCGTCTTCGTCATCTTTTTTACTCTTGTAGTCTTCGTATGTTAAATCATACACTGCCTTAAAATTACGCCAAGCACGTTCGATAGCAGGATACTCCTTGCACATTTGTTCTACTTCGTTAATGTCAACATATTGATTTTGCCAATTGTAATTAAAATCAGTAGTCCATGTGGTTGTATCTATGTTAATATCCGAGACGTTAATGGTATCATCGTTTAGACTAATAGTAAATGTACCGTCGTCTTCGACCCAAGTATCATTTGCGACATAAATTGAATCAATGTCAAACGTGTCACCTAGGTCGACTAAAACAATATTGTTATCTTGCTTCTTTGATTGCGCCATACAATGCCTTCCCACTAAAGAAATCTTTGTTTAGTTTGCTACGCTGTTTTTCTAGACTTACTAGATAATCATCATAGTTTTCCATTAGGTGACGGATACGATCTACAATCTGTCCACGATGCTTGCGATAACTTGCAAAGTCTTCGGTCCAGTCACTTGGATACTTAAACTCTAGTTCTGCCATCTCAGTATAACTTAAACGATCTGGAACAAACGGAATAGCATCTACTAGTGCGCCTTCGTACCAACTAATGCCTAGAGTTTCTTGCAAGTTAGCTGAGAACACCATTTTAGCCTCGCCTAGCAAGTTGTGATATTCGTTCTTAGTAAGTTCACGTTCTTGACACACAACAAACTCGTACTCAGGCAGTTGTTCTGCAAGATCGCGGAAAATATCTACTTGCTTCTCCGGAGCAACACGATGAGGGAAAAGAATAAGATTGCGTTTCTCCATATGCTTGTATTGTTCTAAACTGTCCTTTAGATACTCCATAGGCCAGCCTACACGAGCGATACGTTCTTCTTCGCCGTTGAGTGCTTCTTCGATCCAATCTTCTACAAAAGGATCATCATCAAACAGTGTACGCATAAACATATCAATGTGGAAGTCTGTAGCAAAGAAGTTGTCGTCGTATGTGTAGTACATGCTTTTCTCAGCATATCTTACCCACGGTGCATCGCCAATTAGCCTGCCAAGGAAATCATGAGGATCATAGCTGCCAGCATGCCAAAGACCACCGATTCTGATACGAACACCGAGCAACTCAGCCATGTAACGAAGCTGGATAACAGTCGGATTCCACGCATCAGTATATAAGAAATAATCTCCATCTTTTACTTTACCATTACAAAACATTTCACCTATTTGTTCAAGTTGTTTAGACTTGTACACATTAGTACCGCCAAAGTTGAGGAAAGCCCCAGGCGTTGTTGCCTGAGGAGTTTCCCCGCCACTAATAACAACTACATCGTTGCTTGTAGCATGACGTAGTTGCGTAGGCAAATGCTCTTTCCATTGCTTAGTATAACGTGTGTCGACTGCTTCAATGTCAACGATGTAGATAGTCATTACGATCTCCGTGTACGAATATTACGACCTTCGTTTCGAGCTTTAGCACGTAGCCAGCCAAGGTATTTCTGATAAGCTTGCCAATTAGGATCTTCCTTCTTGTAAAGAGCAGCTTCATCAAAAACTTTGCCTTCGAAACGACAATAATCACGATACGCATCAAGGTCATCAAAGATCTTGTTTACGGTTGGATTTGCGATTGCCATAGTATAATATTTCCTTTATTTGTTGTTAGGATAAAAGATTGAACAGCCATTTTCGTTGTCTTCAGCGACACTAATCTCTACAAAGCGGCCGGGATACTTTGCAGCGATTTCTTGATACAAGTCATCTGCAATCATTTCACAAGACTTGTAATCTAGATCGAGCACACTAGTTGAGCTTTCGACTTCTTGATATAGTCGCTCAAGCCAGCGTTTGAATTGGATGAATTCGATGTCGCGATCGTTATGGAACACTTCGATGCGCACCCTGAAATGGAAAATATGGCGATGAGGAACACCAAGGAACGAAACATCATCCCAGCCTCCTGTTGCCAACTTTGGGTCAGTATCCGCACCTGGGTACTTGTGTACACCTTCTTTTTGGAAGGTAACCCAAATACTACGTGATGCTTTTTCCATTGTTTCTGTCATTTTGTACATTCTACCTATATAATTGTGATATGATTCTTGTTGCATGTATATAATATACTATCACCTAAGAACTTTGTCAAGCCCGTATTTGCTCCAATCTGTGAACTTTTCTCTATCCATCAGATCATGCAAACTGTGACACCAAACACCTGGATTACTTGCTTTGAAATCTTTGTCGTCGATTTTAAGCATAGTATTGTAGTTCCACTGTTTGATGTACGGAACAGGCACTCGCAGTTGCGGAATAAAGTTATCGGATTCTACAAGAGGACCATCTAGGAACTGTTGAGCGTGTGACAAAGGAATATCGAGGGAACACATGATTCCTTTTTCTAAAAAGAAACCTATCATGTCTTCCCACGCCAACCATTCGTCATAAGCCTTAGGCAGGTCCAAATTAGGCTTGTAGCTGTGATTAGCACCAAAGAAAATGTGTTCGCACTTTTCATCTTGATAGTAGCGATCGATTTCTTTTACATCTTGCAAACCAGTTACAAACAGAGTCTTCATGCCAAATGCAGGAGTCTTTTCAACTTCTACACCTGTGAAGAAAATAATGTTGTCTGCTGTGCCTGTTTCGTAATCTCGTTTCATTGCTGACTCTCTAAAGTTTTAATTTCGTTGTCAATAGAAATAAGTTGTTGCTTGAACATTTTGTTTTTACCTTCTGGCGCACGTTTTATTATACCTTCAAGTTCTTCTTTGGACAAGCGTAGAATTTCTAAACGTTTTGCAATTTCTTGTGAGTCCATAGTATTACCTATTTTAGTCCTAGTTGAATTAATTGAGAATTTATACGATGCATTTCGTCTTTTAGATAAAGTTTCATTGTCTTCATTCTGCGAGCTTCGTCAGTTGCAGGAACGTTATTAAATCGCTCCTGCAACTCTGTGTCTAGTTCACGATGACGAGTTTCTAATTCTTTGTAGTAGTTTTGAAGTTTATCTACTTCTTCAGTCCAGTTGCTCATCTTCGAGCTCCTCTAATTTATGTTCTTCCTCTTCGGTAAAACAACCATCTTCGTGCTCATCTTCTGGCTCTGGCTCTTCTACATCGAACAGTGCATTAAAGTGCGTACTAGCATTTACAGTTTTCTTACCAGTAGCACCGCGTGTACCAGGAATAGTCATCCAGAAACGACTGTAATCTTCGACTAGTTGTAGAGCTTTTTCTCGATCATCTGTTGCAAATATTTCTTCTACAACATCTCTAAATAGAATACGATCGAAGCGCTCTTGTACTAGCATCTTAGGAATCTTACCAGCGTCATATTGTCTGTTTGCTTCCTGTACTGCATTAATATGACTCCAAACATTGTGACCCATTTGGATAGCATAACTAAAGCTATCCCAGGAAGTTTTACCTTCTTTGCCTATCTTATTTAGGTCGCCTGGAGCATAATGGCAAACGTCTGATATTTTGAGTTCTTCAGTGATGGGACTGTTTTCAAAGTTCTTAAATATCCCATCTGAAATAACAGCGTCTCTAAACAAACGATTGTCTTTAGCATACTTTTTATTGTCAACACTTGGTACCATTCGATATGTCCATTTCGAACGATCCTCTGTTTCATTCTGTATGTAAATCTGTCCGTTCGCGGTTGCAAGGAAAGGACTAGCACAATCAAAAGTAATAGTAAAGTTTTCATTATGATACTTCCTTACTGCACGTTGAATATCAGTCAACAGCACAGCCCACTCTAGTTTACTTGTACCTAGGAAGTGCATTACATCATGTACGCCCTTTTCAAGCAAGCCGTCAAAGCGTAGTGTTACAATGCGTTTAATAGCAAGGTGTAGGTCACACATGTTCTGACCACCCATTGCCCAACCATTAAAGTGATTGTCTGGATACTGCTTAGGATCGCAGTATTTCTTCATGCGATCGTACCAGTCATCTGCTTCAGCATGATTCTCGCCTTGTAGTACGTTTAGGAACTTACAGTTACCGTTACGGTTAGCAATCCAGTAATCGTTGTTGATGTAAGTGCCTTGTACTGCTTCCATGTACGAGTTTATACCAGTTGCTTCACGACCACGTGGACTACGACATACCCAAGCAGGAATATCAAGAATCATACCATAGTCCATGTAAGCATCCATCCAACGCAAAACACCTTCGCGTTTCTTTTGTGCTCGAGGACAGTTAGGATCTTTCCAGTCTCCTTCCCAAACGCCTTTACCAATCTGGAAACCACCTGAGTCGCCTAGTATCCACGAAGTCTTTCTGTCTCTATTACGCACCATATCTTCTTTAGGAGCGTGTTTAGCAACGTCTAGATCAGCGTGTCCTGCAGAGTAAAGTGTCCATTGATACTGGAAAGCACCTTCTTGAGGATTGAGATAGTTTAGGCTTTCAACACCATTAGCAAAGTTTGAAGGGATACGAGACTTATCTACATATTCGTCATAACGCTGTTTCCCTACGTAAGTGGCATAAAAGCCACTTAGTGCTGGGAGAAATCTAGCGTAATCTTTTTGTTCCGCAGTTAAGTCTTTCTTCATTGTTACTTGCTCTGTGCTGGTAGAATGTAATCGTATTTTGCCATGCCACTGTCTACACTAATTTTCATTGCACCTTGATCTGAGATGCTCATAGTTGCTTCGCCGTCTAGATTAAGAATGCTCTGCACTTGCGCTACAGGCCAGCTCCAAGTGTGCTGTAGTTTACCTTCTACATCGTGTTGGAAAACAAACTCACCTGCGTGTGTTGATGCATCACCGAAGCTGAATACTAAGTTGCCGTCTACAGTTTTAACATTAAATGTAGGTTCTTCTGAGTGTGCAGCAGCCATTAGCTTCATACGTGCAATTGATGCCATTGAAGGTTCGAACTCAACATTCCAATTTGCACCTTTAAACTTAACAGTCTTAAGTTTCTCTTCAATGATTGCTTTGTTCATAAAGCGGTAATCATTTTGGAAGTCGCCTGCTGCGTTTTCAAAGTGAATATGTGTCGGAATAGTTTCGCCATTGCGCTCTGCTGTTACAACATCAATCTTTGCATCAGTTTTGTACTCTGGATTTTTCAAGTGCAAGTTAAGTTTGTCTAGGTTAGGCATACCAAATGTGCCTACGAACTCGTTAACTGCGTTGTGCGTAGTTGCACTTAAAATAACTGAACGATCTTCAGCCATTGAGTCAATTGACGTGCCGTCTTCGTTAGTTACTTTTACTAGTGTCAAAAACCCTAGTGCGTGTGTATGTGCTACTACGTCTTGTAAGATATCTTTCATGCTATTGTTTCTCCGTTGAATATGTTAATTATATTGCCTTTTTTAGTTTGTGTCAAGAATTTTTCTACCGTGTATTTAGGTTTAAAGCCTAGTGCTTGCATTTTTTGTGTGTTAGCACAAGTCCACTCTCGCTCTCCCGGGGTATTTAGACGAACCGGTAGATCCGGCGCCAAGTCTTGGATCCTAACAGGATTCCCCGTACCGATATCAACAACACCGCATACGTGTGTGTTTTTAATTAATATTTCTATTGCATCTAGTACATCTTCTAGATGAATAAAATCTCTATAATGTTTAGTTGTGTATTCTAGTGTGCCGTTGCGTAGTTTATTAAAAAACATGTTTTCTCTAGGACAACGATCTGAATACACCGTATGAAAACGCATTCCTAGCATGTTAGGGTAACGTGTTGCTAGTTCTTCCATAACGTACTTAGACGCCGCATAAGGGTTCAAATCGGGCTCGTATGCGCTCGAACTACTTGCGTATAGTATACGGGTGTCCTTATAGAGATCAAATAGTCTACGGCTTGCTTCTACGTTATCGAACCAGTATCCTGCTGGATCTGTTAGACTTTCTCGTACTCCGCTTTTACCTGCTAGATGTATCACAAGATCTATTCTATTAGGTAATAAACAATTAGCAAGGTCATAGCCATCTTTAATGTCAATGCCTATTACGTTGTGTCCTTGTTTGTGCAAGCGTGTTAGCAAAGCACTACCGATAAACCCCTTATGACCTGTTAATAAAATACGCATATTACTCTTTCCTTATACGTGTGTTATACGCTCTAACTTCTTTTAGAATAGACAAGTCTACGTTATACATGTTTGCAGTGTGTACTATTGCACTAGTATCTTTAGGGAAACAAAACCCTCCCCAGCCTCGTTCAGGTGTAATATTAACGTGACTATAACCTATACGTTCGTCTTGTGCAATGCCTTCTGCAACGGCGTTATAGTCAATACCGGTTGCTTGGCACATGTCATATATCTGATTAAAGAAGCTTACCTTAGATGCTAAGAACGCATTTTTAAAATATTTGATTAAAATAAGTTCTTCGGACTCAGCAGTTATAAAGTTTATATTCGGCAAGGCATTTTCAAATACACTAATCCAAAAATCAGAATTTTCATCGCTTAGATACATTATGGTTGCATTTTGTATATCTTCAATGTGCGAATCTGCTCTTAAAAACTCTGGACTAAAATTAACACTATGTTCAGGATAACTTTCCTTTATCTGTCTCCAACCTTCTAAACTGATTGTGCTTTTAATAAGAACAGGAACAGATGGAGGAATTGTTTCTAAACAGTTCATTACATTAGACATATCGCAAGCTCCGGAATCGGCCTCTGGAGTAGATACACAAATAACAGCACACTCTGCTTCAAACTCAGGTATAGCTAAATTAGGATATTGAGGATCGATTATGCTAATATAGTTGTTGTGTCGCAGTACATTAAAATGCGCCTTGCCAACAAATCCATATCCATATAATAATATATTCATTGTGCTATTCCTTGTTCTTGGAATATCTGTAAGTATTCCATTGTATTTTTCCACCCATTAACATGTCTGAAGTGTTTTACTTTTTGCGCTAGTGGATAATCATTCCCGTCAGGATCACAACGATCGCCAAAAAAGTAAGTAACATCATCTACCCAAAAGTCTCGTATAATTTGACTTTTGTCGTATCCTTTCGGATTGATGTCAAGACCAGTTTCGCCGCCGATTTTTGCTTCCAGATCAGGAAAGATAGCATTAAACACTGCGGCAATATCATTGCGTTCGTTTGTGTCTTTATCCCATTTAACATAATGAGCACGTTCTTGTGCGCTAGCATTACGTCCTACTATGCTAAAATTCACCATACCTGGACGATGTTCGAAGTGATTACCTGTACGCTTAGGAAAGTCACTGCCTGTTAAACGCTCTGACAACCATTCGTGCGGTGATTCCGGAAGTATCCATTTGTTTGTTCGAATATTTTTATTACCTTCCCAAACGTCATTGCCGTTACATTGATACACACGTTTACATAAGTTGTAGGTAGGTTCACTAATTTGCTCAATAGTTTTAGCTCTGTCACTACCTGTGACTAAGTAAACTTCGTTCATTAAACAAAACGTATTAAAAAATGCCTTAAAATCAGGATCAATAATACTTCTACTCGGAGTTAGTGTTCCGTCTACATCAAATATAAATTTAGGTTTCACGTTCTGTCACCCTTCTGCGTAAATCGCTTGAACTAAAGCGATGATCTCGCTTGTTGAAGTAGAGTTGTATTCCACGTTTCTTGCAAATGTCCTTACCTGTGAAGTCTTTTTCTCTATACTCTTCACCTAATATTCTAACATCAATATGATACATTGTCAATATATCTTCTAGATCTTTTTCTGTAGCATATGGAACGATCTCGTCTACATATTTTACACCTGCTAACTGTGTGTAACGTTCTACCACAGTTTGCACAGGTGCGTTCTTTTCTGGACGATCGATACTAGGATCAAACTGTAGACCACAAATCAAATAATCACATTGCTCTTTAGCATCACGTAACATTTGTACGTGACCTGCGTGGAGTAAATCAAAGGTTGATGCGGTAAAACCTACTTTCATTCTTAGTCCTCGTAGTTTAACTGTTCTTTTAGTCCTTCAACAAGTGCTACAACCTTTTCAATAAGTTCAACATCTTGTTCGCTTTCTGTGTCTAACTCTATTTCTAACTTAATTTTCATACTAGTCTCCAAAGTCAAACAAACTGTTAAATGTAGTATGCTGTTTAGTATCTTCTAAATCATAATTCAGTACACCAATCAAGTTGTCTAACTTGTTATCGATGATAGTTTCTGCCATTGCCGCATCATCGAACGGCAGTTCTTTAAACCACTCTGGCAATCTTAGTTCATCTGTCGGATATGCAACACTTGTATATCCTAACGGATTCTGTTTTAGCTTACAAACAATAACTTTCATACCATCAACAATTTCTTGCGAGTACTTGTCACCGTTCATACGCCTTAGTGTATTCCAGTTTATACTTGCTCGAACGTGTCCTGGCATGTTAGCTTTACCTTGCTTTTGCTCAAGACGCTGATAGTGTCCAATCTTGTTTGCACGTTTAGGCGAACCTTTCTCCCAGCCTGGCATCTCTTGGAACTCTTTACGAAACTCTGTAATACGTTCTAGAACTTCTTTTTCGTCCTTGTCGGTAAGTACCATTAGCAGTAGTTCTTTCAAGAAGTCCTGCATGAACACAGGAGTATCTGAACGTCTTAGGTCAAGACCCATTGCTTTTACTTTGCCTGGTTTGCCGTCAACGTCTGTTCTAAAGCCTTCGTTGTCTACTACAAGCGCCGCATAGCGTTTTTTAGTAATATACAAGCCTGACACTGCAACAATCTCTCGACCTGCTGCAATAACGTCTGCTCGCGTCTTAGGGCAATGA